ACAGATTTAGAAACATTGTCAATTACTTCAGTTTCATTGATAAGAATATCACGATTGAAAATGATTTCAACTTCTTCATTCTCAAAGTCACCAAAGCCATTGTTTGCAAGATGACAATTCACAAACCAAAGCAACTGTTCAAAAGAAGCCTGAAATTCAGTTTCCATGTCATTTGCATCAAGGTCAATGTCAGAATACATTGATTGAATGTTCATCTGATTGGGATTTCCTGAAAGTCGGTCATCCTTTGCATCATAACCCATTGCATTTTCAATGATTGCCTTTTTGAAGATTTCAAGAATTGCTTTGTAATTGTCTGAATTGACTTCCACTTGCAATGTTTTCAGGTCACCACCTTCACCATCAACTGTTTTTACTTTAACAGCACCAAATTGTGCAAGGTTTTTTCTGAATTCACCAAGATTCTGACCATCATAATTGACCAGTACAAGGATTGTATTTCTTGTATCTTCTTCCATAGCATTTTGGAAGTTGGATTCAATCAGATTTAAACCATCCTGCAAAGATTTCACATTCTTTATAAGCGGAATTTCTTCTGCATTATATTTGAATGGTATCAGCGGAATCTTTGTCCAGTTCAGGTTCTGTTCATTGCCTTCTGAATCAGTCAAAGTCATATATGTATGAAAGAATGGTGCATCAGGAATCAGTTTTCCATTTTCTAAAACAAAATAGTGAATTCCTGCATCATCATAAACTTCAACCTTTTCTATCAGTCTTTCAGTTTCACCTTCATAATACAAAACTTCATACAACCTGATTGCACCATCAAGTGTTGTATGCTCTGCATCTGACCAAAGGGGAATGATTTCATAAGGCTTGAATTTTTGGAAGGTGAATTCACCATGTTCATTGTAGTAAACAAATAACCATCCCAAGCCACAATTCAAAGTGTCTTTTCCCATATTCTTAATCAATCGCATAAACTGCTTATTGAAAATCTGTTTCAAACACTTTCCATACAGAACATTGTCAGTCCTGAACACAATTGGTTGACCAAGCAAATAATTGGTTTTCTGATTGACCATCTTTTTATATTGATTGTCAACAATTCGGTTATTGGGAAGGTTCTTAACTTCTTCCAATTCACCTTTTTCACCAATGACAGTTCTTTTTCTGTCAAGAATATCATGCTTACCCCTGAAGTATTTTTCACCATCAAACATTTCTTTTCTTCGCTGACTTATCTTGAACCGCTGAATTTCAAGTTCCACAATCCTTTCATCAGATAAAACAGTTTTTGCATTTTCTCTGATTATGTGATTGAGCCTTGCAGCTTCAGAATCAAAATTAAACATGTAAAATTCACCCCCTTTCATTACTCAATAAATACAAAACCCCAAAAACACTTGTTTTCAGGGGGTATTTGTCACTAATATGTCACTAATATCAATCAAAACTGAATGTTTCACCCTTGCTGAATCTTTCCATTGCATAACGCATTGCATCCATCAAGTGGTTAAAATCATCAATTGGTTTATTTATCTTTTTACCAAATTTGTCAACATCCCAGGTGTAGTTTGATATTTCAGTCAAGAAATTCACACATTTTGGATGAATAACAATGTGAAAGTCTTGAATGTAATCAATACCATTATTTACACTGTCTTTTCCTTTTCGTGCCTTTCCAATATTCTGCATACCAAGTTCACGCAATCTGTCAATTGACTTTGGTTCAGCGGAATCACCAGTGATTCTTTCTTTGGAATATCCCATTGACTGAACTTCACTGTATATTGCTTCATTTGACATACCCTTTTTATACATTTCATCAAAAACATAAATTGTTTTACCTTCAATGTCAACCATTCCACACCATAAAGCAGAAGGGTCATTTGTATAACCAAAGTCAAGTCCAAAAGCACTTTCAATTCCTTTAATCTGTCGCAATTCTTCAATGCTGAATGCTTTTTCTTCCCAATTTTCAAAAACCAGTCCATCAACAATGCCCCATTCACCAAGCCCTGCCACTCTGTATCTTCGGGGGTTATCTCTTTTCATTGTTTCAAAAACTTTCAAGTCAGCTTCATCAAGAAATTCATTACATAAATAATTTGTTGTTTTTGCAAGAATATCTTCATCAGGTGCAGCATCAAAGAATCTTTTCTTCATCCAATGATGTTCATTCCAGGGATTGAAGGTCAATGTTATTTGTTTGAACAAACCATCTGCAACCTGACCACGAATTGATTCATCCAGGATGTCAAAATCAGATTCATTCATGATTTCATATGCTTCTTCAATCCACATCCAACATAAAGAACCAACATCAACTGTTATGGATGTTACTTTCAAAGGGTCATCCAAACCCCTGAAATATATTTTTTGACCAGTTGGTGCATATGTCATTTCAAGTGGGGATTCTTTAATTTCCCACCAATCATCAACACCTAATCTGTGAATTGCCCATTTCAATTCAGTGAAACAGGAATCCTTCAATGTTCTGAATGTTTTTCTTATAACAAGAAGGTTTGCTTCAGGGTGTTCCATCATTCTTGTGATGAAATTCAAAGCAGTGGTTTTTGATTTTTTACTTGCTCTTGAACCTTTGCAAACTCTGTATCTGCCTTTATAATTCCAATAATCTTTGTAACCTTTACCAACAACATCAGGAAGATGAATTCTGTTAATCTTCAAGTTCATCACCGCCTGAAATTACAACAGGGATTGCACCTTTGATGTTTACTTTATCGGTAAATACACCCAACATTTTTCCAATCAGTTCAGCAGCCTTCAATCTTTCTTTTGCACTAACATCAATATCATCAATGGTCTGAACACCATCACCAACCAGTTTCAAAATCTGTTCAGTTTCTTCACCACGCATCATAGAAGTCAGAAATTCCATGACTTCTTTTGCATCAGCAGATTTTTCTGAATGAATTCTGTCAAGTTCAGCTTCAATGTATTGCTTCAGTTCAGGCTTGAACTTTGTTTTTTCAGTGGGTTTTTGTGGGTCAGGTTCTTTCAACCACTTTGCAGCAAATCTTGCTGTTTTACTGGAATAACCTGCTTTCAGTGCTGCCTGATAAGCATTCCCTTTATTGATAATGTATTCATCTGCAAATAATTTTTCCCTTGCATTAAGTGCCATCAAACAACACTTCCTTTCTTTTCAGAATAACAAAAATGCACCTGGTTTTCATCAGGTGCATCTTGCTAATTATAATTGTATCACACTTTATATATCAATTACAATCAACTGTTCAGAATTTTTTCAAAATTGTTCAGTGCTTTTTTATGTAATACATGAACCCACTGGAAAGTAAAACCTAATTTAACTGCAATTTCTTCCCATGTTAAAAATTCAATGTATCTGTATTTTAGAATAAGCTTTTCTGTGTTGTCAGAAATTTGCATAATTTTATTGTGAATATCTGTTTTCAAATCAACAAAATTGTCAATCTCACTGTTTATAATTTCATTCAAATCAACAATTTTTGCAACTATATTTCCGATTTTATCATATGATTGTGGACTGCTCTGAACTCTTTCTTTTGACATATCACCTGAAGAAATACTGGTTGATAATGCCCTTAACTGTTCAAGTTCCTTCTGATTACTGTCAATCAATTCATTTAATCTGTATGCTTGTTGCAAATACTCTTTTGCATTCATATTCATCAATTTCCTTTCCTTCAGGAAGGTACAACTTCATTATTTCATCTTGCACCGCCTGAAAACCGCATAATTTCAATACTTTTTCAATTTGCGGTACAAGAAGTACAACTTCAACTGCTATTACTATTATATAATTTATTTTTTATTACCCTTTTTTCTTATACTGAATATAAAACCCCCATATAATAATTCAGAATTAAGTTATCCATCTTGTACCGATAACCCCCAAACCCTTGCAGTGCCTATGTTTCAGTCGGTTCAACTTCTGAACAATTCATCTTGTACTGAACTTGTACCCAAATTGAACCGCTGCATCTGTCTATGTTTTGGGAGTGCATTTTTTGAAAGTTATCTTTCAAGTTTTCAAAATCCTTGATGCAACCATATCAGCTGTGTGTGAAAACAACACATTTGGATATTTTTCAATTGCTGCACCGTACTGTTCCCATTCGTTTGTGTTGTATGCACCCATGTGATAACGGATGCAAAGCATTTCTTCTTCAGTCAAGGTCATGAACTGTGACAACAGCATGATTGACTTTTCACCATGACCTGTCAGCAGAACCTTGTCATTGTATTCATAATGTGCTTGTTCACCTGTGACTTTATCTGAACCAAACATGCAAGCACCTTCAACATCAATTACCTTTTTGTATGAATCAATCTTGCATAAATCATGGAACATACCAATAATCAAAGGTGATTCTTTCCGCTGCCATTCCAAATTCAAAGCTTCAGTCATATGTACCAATTCACCTGCAAATGCAGCAGAATGGTCATACAAACCACCTTCATAATTACCATGATATTTGGTTGATGCAGGTGCAATGAAGAATCCATTGTCAACAAGCCAATCTGTGAATTCATTTGAAACAATACCTTTCATCATACCATTAAAAGCATTAAGCCTGTGTGCTGTTGTTATTTGCATTTTCATCATCCTTTCCTTTAACTTCGATTGTTGACTTTACTGCAACAAACATTGGGGGAACAGTGTGTCCTGCCATATATACAAAGATTTTCTTATTCTGAACTATTTCCTGAACTTCTTCATCAGATAATTCCCAACAGGTTTCAACCCCTGGTGTACCATCATCATATTTGTATCTTGTACCAGGAAGGTCAAAGCACCCATCAGCAACAAATGTTGTGTTTGTAGTGTCTGTTGTAACTGGTTTCATTTAATCACCACCATTCCAATCAGATTCTGCCAATTCATTTGGATGAATATGGTCAATATCATTAAAGTATTTTGAGGTTTTACCGCATTGTTCACATTCAACCCAATATGAAAAATAACTTTTTCCCCAACCTACATGTGAAATAAGGTATTTTGAACGCAATTTTGCTTGACCACCACAAGAACACTTTTTTAAATTTCCATTTTCCATAATTCATCACCGCCTTTTTGTATGCTTGATATACCTGAACACTTTTCGCATGTCACCATCATTTCTTGCATAGCATTTTATAATTAAGTCAAAATTCATTTTAGCTGCTTTTTCAAGAACATCACAATGTGTGGGACAATACCAATCATTGTTGCAGGAATTACAAGCCATGTGACAGAATCCTTCAAAATCTGTTAATTCTTCTTTTGCTTGTTCATAAGTCATGTTGCATCACCATTCTGTGTTATTTTAGAAAATATGTCAGGGTTATCTTTAATCACCATATACAAAGCATTTGCAAGTTCATCAATTTTCTTTTCATCATGATTGACATATCCCAAATGGTCAAATATACCATGCAACATTTCATGAAGAAAATCAGCTTCCATTTTACCTGGTGCAGATGGGCATATTCTGATGATTAAATCCTGATACATGATTTCACCTGAATAATTTACAGAACCCATGTTCAATTTGTCTGTGATTTCAACATCATAAATTTTGCCACCGATTTTCAACTTTTTAGGAATCTGCATCTTCAACCACACCCCCTGATTTCAAATATGCTGATATTTCATCATTGAATTCTTTCTTTGTTTTGTGTCGTTTGATTTTTGATGTCAAATGTTGAAATTTGAATTCATTATTCAATGATTCATCATCAACATCAATTAAAACTGTATTTAGCTTTGAATCAATAGGGTAATTGATACATAAACCAATGGATTCATTTCTTCACCGCTTTCTTTTTCTACATAAACCAATTGTCCAAGCATGTTGAATGTTTTCCTTTTGTG